CAGTTTTGCCGCAGCCTGCTTATATTCAAAAGCCATCTCCTTCAAGGTGCTCATAACAGTGCTCCATTTCCATACCAAAATCTACAAAAAAACCGTGAAGAAAAATGGTATCAAATTTCTGCCTTTTCTATACCGGCTCCAGGGGCCTCGGATTTCGGTATCAAATTGATTTGAATTTTTTACGGGGTGTTTTTGATATGATGGAGCGCCGAAACCACAAGCGGTTTCGGCGTCCATTTAGTCAATCATCGGATTTGGCTTTTTCCGAAAATAGTTGCAAAAATTCAAATCGTGGATCAGGCTTTCTACCGTACCTGTCTATAACTTGGGTAAAAAATCCGGTGTCCAGCCATTAAAAAAACCTTTATTTTCAATGGGTTGAGGCCTATCATTCCATATCCCATTTTCAGCCTCTCAAAAAGGGTCAAAATGGGATATTACAAATTGGGCGAAAAAGTTGCAGATTTTGCATATCGCCCAGGAAGTTGCCGCGGCTCGAAACGCCACTTTCGGGCGTCATCGCCAATCTTCTGGAACAGCCTGGCTTCGGCCAGCATTGGGGTGTCCTCACTGATACTGAACTGGAAACACTTCCGTTGGCAATTCCAGATTCCCCACTTTACGCCGGGCAGGCCCCGTTGATATGTTTCACGTTTCATACTGCACCTCCGGTATGTTCATCCATTTTTTCACAACAGCATCCTCCCACTCTGGGTAGGCCTCCAGGATCCAGCCCTCGTTTTTGGAATAGGATGCAAATTCATAGGCGTCTTTCAAGGTCAGATTAGGGCCCGGTTTACCGTCCACAACCACGAGCACAACGACATCTTCAGGTGGCAGTTCCACCTTTGGGTCAATCCACTCAAATCCACTCAGGGTATCAATGGCCTCCCGCAGGATGGCACAGCCATGGGTGCTGCAGTTGTGCTCATGGCCACACCCTATGCAGGCCAGACTACCTGTTTCTACCTTCAGGCCGTTGAGGGCCTGGATCAATTTTGAAATTGTCATGGCCACTCTCCTCACTTTTTCTTTTTAGCCCGGCCGTGTTTCTGCGCGTGGCCAACAGGGACATAGCAGTCTTTCCCCCGATGATACGTCACGGTGTTGGGCGATCCGCAGGTGGCACAGGGAATGTCAAAAGTAAAATCTGGGATGTTGGTCAGGTAACGCCCGGCCTGGCCACACTCACAGCGGGTATAGGCCAAATAGGGCTTCCCAAGATCCATCTTGTGATTGCAGTTCCGACAGGTGTACTGTGTGGTAGGTGCGCGCAGGCAGAAAGTCGCCTCTTTGTGGCAGGCCTCGCAACGGATATGCACAAAGCCTCTCCACTCCGCAGGTTTGTCCACTTTCTTTTTGTCCGCCTTCAGAGGCTGTACCGGCTTCGGCTCCGATATAGGTACTGGCAACGGCTCGGGCTCCGGATCCGGCTCGACTTTCTCATCAGAGATCGGTTCAGGATCAGGTTCTTCCTCAGCTGGTACCTCTACCTCCGGAGCCTGTCCGGCTACGACCC